CCGGACTAGTTTGGTCAACCCACTTTCTTCAACTTCACGAAAGGAGATCGACCCATCCCTAATAAAACCTCCGACGAATGCGTCTAGGAGACCATCTGGATTATAATCCAGGTGATTCTTTGACACATAATATCGTGCTCTCTTAATAAGTTTACTTCTGTAGTAGAGGTTATGATCTATCTCTACTGCATGGTTCTCATTAAGAGGCTGGGGCAGGGAAATCTTTGTGGGCACGGCTTGCAATGCATAGTATATATTGCATTGTAGTGTCTTACTCCACTTAAGCTTTCCTTTTACCATTTCGTATGGTACTTTAATTCCTTCAGCGTCGCCGTCACAAAGAGGTATAGGAAGGTATTTCACCTTCCGCCTCAGTGCGCCGACTAACTTAGGGAGTAGGTACCCTGATTTGGCAGACCAGCGAACAAGCCGATTAATGGCTGAGTAAATATCCGAGGGAGTTTTAAGCGACTGAAGATACACACCGCGAACATTATGTCCGCGATAGTAATCCTCGCCACAGCTCTCTCTAAAGTAGCCACTGTTAAAGGATTTCTCCTTATTAACACGGAATCCAAAGAGCTCTAAAGCATGAGTAACGAGTTCATAACAGTCCTTACGGACTATTATGTCATCGCCAAAAACGCTAAAGTTCCTGGTTCCCGTGCGACCATCGAAGAGGGTTAACCCCTTAAGACGGTAACAAGCGTCTACAATGGAAGCGAACAACAGTGTCTGTAAAGGGAACGTAAAACCGTTCCCCATACTAGAAACCATTTCCAATTTAACCTGTTCACCACTCGGGAGAGTGGTAAAGGGCGATCTTGTGAGTTTGAGCCATGAGAATAAAATTCTCGGAAGCACCTTTTCACAGAGAGTCATGGAAATGCTGTCGGAGGCCGACTCAAGATCAATAGTGGCAAAAGAGCCATCCATTGATCCCAATTTAGCCATCCTACGATTGATGTCAGGTTGGACTGAAAAATCGATATTATATCGACGCTTCAGCTTTCCCTCAATCAACCGACCTAGCCCTTTCTGAAATAGCATATTCAGTGTGGGTTCAGTACAGATCGTTCGCGAAATCTCAGACGTTTTAGGGACAAAAGACAACAACGAGCCTACGACTACCCTCGTTCCATGCGTGTCATTACGCCGCTTTTCAGCGGAGTATTTCACAGGATGCCGAGATATAACGCTACGGTATAACCGTAAAAGATGCTCTTCGGTCATTGTCAGCTTGGAATCATACATTTTCGTAAAGAAATTGTACGATTTTGCGCCAACATTGGCCCCAGGACCCACACCCAAGTCGTCGGAAAAATCCCACAGACTCAAGGTGTGATCTGGACCGTTACCAATGACATCATGAAGGAGAGATTTAACTTCTCCAATGAGTTCATCGTCGTACAGCCTCTGGGGCTGAAGGGAGAACGAACGGCATAAATCATTGCACTGTAGAAATTTACTCAGTGCTTTGGAGTCGCAGTTCTCCTGATCAATCCCGTCTGTGAATTTCTTCAACAGACTAGACTTCAGAGAAAGTACACGAGCGGTGCTTATGTGGCAATCGGAAGTTAGAAAGCCACCTAAGCTTGGAAGATCATCTTGTAGGTAACCCATTATTGCAGTTCGACTGAACATACAATTCCTCGGTTAACACAGCGATAGATAACTACCTACGACCCTAAAGCTAGCGGTTTCCCACAAGGAAACTAAAGTCTTTAAGGTCTAGTTGAAGCTGTACATCTGGTTCGGTAAGAAGACAATCGTCCTCTATCCGAACCTCGGGTACTTCATCAACAAGGTAGCGCAACTCATTCAGTGTCTCGCAGCGAAATGTGTTTTTCATATTTCGCTTAAAGAACGCCAGCAATTGTGGTATCGCCTAGACCAGCTGAAACTTGGTCTATGCTACCAATATGCATAGATTGCATAGCTTTCAATTGAGCCGGGTCAGCAACATCCGAACCTGCCGGGATTTCGATAATTGTCGTCATCCTAGCAATCGAATATGGCTGTCCAGCCAAGGGAAGAGCACCCTTACGGGTGATTACCTTGTAGACGTTCATCGGGACACTAGACAACTGACCCGTCACAGGATTAACTGTCGGCAAAGACTTAAACGTCTTCGGCCTCCAGAAAGTCGTAGTGAACGGAGCAGCCACGGAATGAGCCACTACTCCAGTCTGTGTACCACCGAGAGCTGTTACAGCGTACTGCCTCGCGTTGTTATCAGGAGCCTGATCGGACACGAAAGTGTACGTTGGGTTTGTAAAGCTCGTTTCTGTCGCCCCAGTAACTGGGGACGATAATGAAACCGTCATTCGGTTGGCCTATCTATAGAAGGGTTTAAGGGGCTTCGCACCAGCAGAAAGCGCAAGAATATTGAGCGATCTATTCAGTCCGTTTTTCCCAAAGGGATTTTCCAACTTCAACCTTGGAAGGTCTAAGCTTGGAACCGAACTGCGCTGGAACGAAGTTTTTCTAGCAATCCAACTGCTGAATCCGCCACCGCTCTCTTTATGACCGACATAATTATCACCAAATAGCGTTCGGAGGGCTGTTACGTCAAGCCTGTTCAGATAAATCTGATCAGACACCTGACGAACTGTCCGAGTAATGCTATAGATGTTGTCGGTCGGAGTTGAGAACGCCTCCAAAACCTCGCCTACGTTGGAAAAGTAGTCGATTAGGAACGACCAAGGCAGTAATTCCCAAGCTGTCGGGATAAACTCTTTTAAAGAGAATCCAGACAACTCAAGAAGCCGCTTGGCCGAACCTACGGGGACGGATGTTTTGTACGACAAACGTGCTATATACCTAATAGATGTAGTTCCTCGCGTTGAGAGATTGCGAAATACTCTCACCGGAAAGAAAGCGTCCGCCAGGCCATAAAGTACATCACTTGTCGCAGCAGAGTCTTCGCCAATAGCTGAAATTCGAGAGCGACGTTCATCAAAACCGTCTCTCCCTACTTTCCAGCGGGCTAAGGCTTCGGCTCCACTCTTAACATCACTGATAAGAGGTTGCCAGCCAAAAGAAAACTCAAGCCAGGTTTCTGAAAGGATTCTCTTTCTAGTAAGGTTTCCAGTCTTACTATAGGGGACTCCTCTAGATCTCCGTTTTAGGGCGCTAATATAATTAGTCAACCCCTGATGAAGAGATTTAGCAGGCCTGCGTATCATTGACACGGCTTCACGAAGCTCACCAAGAAAAGTAAGACCAGAGAAACTCTGGTGTTCTCTCCTGATGCGCTTATAGAGACCAGTCAAAGCCAGCTGCTCAGCGGCTGAGGGATTCCCGACATCACCACTAAAGAAGACACCCTGTTGGGTGCCTTCAAAGGAGTAGGTTCGGGGCACAGATGCAGTCCAAGGATAGTAGGGAACGGAGACAGTCACATTAAGAGTGACGTCGAAGTAACCCGGATCAAAGGAAAGCATCTCCCACTTTGTGCCAGAAAAGGTAGTAGTCGCATCTTGTGAATTCGCAATTAAATTGCGAAAACCAGGAAGATTGGTACCCGTTCTAGTGTTGGTCCAGGAAACTGTACCTCCACCAGAATAGAAATCAACCTTCCCATTTACAGGATCTTCATACCACCAAG